CACCCACTCTCACCACTCTCCACCCTCAACACTCAACAACAACTCTCCCCACTCTCCCTCGCCACCAACTACATGGTGAAGAAAAAATGTAGTCCTATCATTAACGCGGCGTTGTACCGCGAATCTACCCGCCCATACCATGCGATCGCTCAGCCTTTACTTGTGCCAATCAAAGGAGCGAAACTTCGGCTGCCCAAACAGTTAGTCCCCACACCAGCCGAAGTCGTACAGTTGGGCCCGTTGTTCGCGGGCTTCCATCCAGTCGTGCCCGATAATGGGTACTCAAATTTTTTGGCGGCAGTTAGGAAAAGGTGTAATTACCACTCAAAAGATCGGGCTTCCAACCTGATCATCAAAAATAGTCATGATTTCATTAACACGCTCGTGCCTGAGCAACTGGAGGAATTTAATTGGAATAAAGGGGTATTCGAGTCATGGAACTCGTTCTTTGGGCCTGAAAAGCAAGCCAGGATGGTTGCCGCCGTGCAAAACTTCTCTTACGTCACTGATGGCGATTATGGTTCTAAGGACATTTTCGTCAAGACTGAAGCTTTGCTGGTGGCTCACAAGCCAAATTGGGCGCCCCGTGTCATATACAAGGGCACGGACGTCTACAATGCCATCTCTGGTCCTATGTTCAAAGAACTCATGACCCGTCTTGATGCCCGTTATGAAGCCATGACCGGGCCACATAGGTTTAAAGTCGCCTACAAAAAGACTCCGGAACTTTACGTTCCTTTCATTTCTCATGCGAATGGTGAGTATGTCGAGTCGGATTTTTCGGCTAACGATATGCGCCAGTGTGCTGATGTTATGGTGCTTGAGCTTGCCTTGATGAGGCGTTTGGGCTGTCCTGAGTGGTTTATCCGGTTGCATGCTTCAACTGATAAATTCACTGTCAAGGGCCGGGCTCATGGTCTCACAATGAAGCTTGAGCATCAACTTCCCACTGGTGTCACCGACACCACCTTTCGCAACACTTTTTGGAACTCATGTATTTTGTGGTCGTTCTTGCAACACACTGGTTGCAAGGCTTCCCGCGCCATTCTTTTGGGAGACGACATGTTGGCGAAGATTTCAGGTTTACGTAGAAACGCTGCTAAGACGTATGAAAACATAGCTGCACAGGCTCAGATGGTCGCGAAAGTCGCAAGACATTCCCACCTAGTCGACTGCAGTTTTCTTTCCAAGTCCTTTGTGCCACGCGTTGGAGGGGAGCACCTCACGGTCCCCCTCCTGGGCAAAGCTCTTGGAAGGTTCAATATGCGTGCTAATAAAAACCAGTCTGTTTCTGACGCCGCCTACATGGCCGGAAAGTCCGTGGGTTATGCCTACGAGTTCCGTTATTTGCCTGAGATCCGAGACATTTTTCTTGACCGCTTCAACCATGAATTTTCCATCGTTCGCGATGAGAAGCGGAGGTTAGACGAGGAAGCATTTCACTCCGTTCT